TTTTTTTTTTTTGAGGCGTAACACATCTGGATGGTTATGTTTATAGGTAGCATTTAATTCCTCCAACGTGTTGTAAAACACCGATTCATAATATTTAATCATCTTGCTTTTTACCAACAATAATTTCTGAATATGGTAAGCTTTCAATCCACTTGCAGAATTCTACCCATTCATCGAGTTTATGGTTTTTCCGCATCGGATAGATTCCCGCTAACACTTCGTAATTCAGCATGACTGTCCGCTTCTGGTTGTAAGAAGAGGGGAGAAGCTGGATCATCTGCCACCATGCTCTTTTGTCTTTCTTGATTCCCGATTCCTCTCCGGTTAAATATTCATGTCTCCAGAAATTTAACGATTCTATTATCTGGTCGAGAATATAGGTGGATGATATACAGGCATGATCCGGAACGATTTCATCTCCAGTTAAGTGCTCCCAGCTAAAGTCATTCCTTGTAAATTTCTTCTCCGCAATCTTATGCATGGTGGAACAAGAATTTGCAACGGTACCAACTTTGTAAGTATCAAACTCTTTCCACCAATAAAGCGGAGCTGTAATGTCCATATAGACGGTAATCATTCGGCGATACTTTGCGTGAGTCGGACCACCCGCTGCAAGTCGCATCATCAAATCATGGTCTGCTTTACCAAGCTGCCACGAATGATCATATGTATGCTCGCAATCATAAGCAGCACAACTTTTACATCCAATACCATCATCTCCGCCTTTACAGATACCGCTATCCGATTTTTGCCAACTATTCATCGGATTTCGCATTCCCCTGATGACATGTTCCCATCCCATAATTTCTACATTTTCAATTTTGATCATTAAATTCTTTCTCCTTTATTTCTTCTTGAATGACACGAGCAATATCCTGTAAAGAATCCAACTTTTTCCCACAGCACTTTGCTGCCGACTGAGCGAGAAATTCATCAGCTTCTAAGCTCCAAGTTTCATAATAGTTTGGTCTTATCCCTGTCTTTTTCTAAGATAGTAAATCATATCTTCATTTGCCTCACCAATCTCTGGCCACTTGTTTTCACATAAAGTTCCATCAAAATCTACTGCGATAATTTTAGAATTCATATCATTTTCTCCTTCTTACTCTTCTGAATTTATCTACGCTCTTTATCACACCGGTATTCTTATTGATAATGCGATAATAAAAATCTGTTTCCTCCACCAGCATCCAATCTTTACAATTAAGATAATGAGCAGACAGACATTCTTTCTGTTCACGGGTTAATTTCTTCGGTTGTTTCATCTTCCTCTCCTTCAAAAAGACATAAAAATAGCCCGAATTCACTAATTAAAAAGAATCCGAGCCAAAATATGTCTAATTCTGTAGTTCATTTTTTTTCTTTGATCTCATCCAACTTTGTTTTCATTTTTTCCAGAATATCTTCAATGGTCTTTCTAGTCTTTGGATGCAGCTTCATATACTTACAATGCTCATCGTACCAGCCGAATATCTCATCCAGCTTTCCTTTTTGCCAACTAAATGCCCACCAATCACAAATCATCTCGATGATATAATTGTATGGCATCTCCAAAATAATTTCTCCCTCTTTCGGATCATCATTTATCAAAATCCAATATTGCCAGTGATGAGGGTTTCTATGCAGATGTAACAACCAAGCTTTTTGATAATTTTGCATAACCGCATAAGAACGATTTCCTCCATAAAAATACGCATCGTAAGCCTCATATTCATCCTGTTCATCTTTGGATTTATCATGTGCAAATTCAATTTGCCATCCATAATCGAATCCATCGACTAGAAGTTCTGGAAGATTTTCAGCAATCCAGTCAAATCCTCTTTTTACATTAGAACGATGCTGAGTTAAATATTGATCGTACTGAAAGCTCACTTGTCCGCTCCTTTCTTCTGAATGGTAAGTTTTCGATAAAGCTCGTATGCTTCCTTTCCTTGATAGGCATTGATGACATCCACTCGCCCGTTTTTCTGACTACCAACAATTAAAACACCAACATCTTTTCCACGAGAAAAATCCCAACTTACAATAACACTATCTGTCGATTTCATTTTTTCTTTTCCTCCCACATAATAGGTTTACGGGAATTCAGATTACAACCGTGTTCTAAGCATCTATTACAAGGATCGAATTTTTCCTCCAATTCCTTGTGCTGACACGTCTTGCAATATTTTTCAAAATTAACTTCTAAATACTCTTCGTTCATAGTTTTAATAAATCCTTTCTTCACAATCTACATTGAACACATGCCTTCCATCGTAGAAAATATCAATATCTGAGGAATAGTAACCATTCTGATCCGAATAGCAAGGGATAAAGAACATCGGTGTTCCTTTGCTTCCAAATCTAAAGCCATTTTCTGGAACCACTTCGAATATCAAGTCATTTTCAAACTCGTATTCTAATGCCAAATCTTCGAGCTGCTCAAAATCTGCATAATTTGTTTCACAACAATCCTGTTCGTGGTCAAATGTGATTCTTGAACCATTATCAAAAAGGATATAATTCGTATTTACTTCCTTGATTTTCATAACATCGCTCCTTCTAAAAATAGTATCTAAGCCATACTGCATAAAGTTTTTGTTGAGAACTACAACCTTCTAGCAATTTCCAAAATTCTGTCAATGATAAAGCTTTTATCTTTATAGACAACATCCATAAAAATACTCGAATACCTACTATTAACTCTTTTAAATACTCTTCGTTCATAATAAACCGCCCATTTGATATAAAAAAAGAAAGAGCCTGCGATTTTTCAACCACAGGTCCTTTCTGACATAATTGCTTCTTGGTTACGCTTCGATATCCCTCTGAGTGTCCTCAATCAACCCATCGAGTTTGGATTTGACTTTTTCGTATTCCCCTTCCTCCAGCAACTCTCTGAGTTCGATAAGAACCCTCAAAAGTTTTCTACTAAACGCAACAAATTCTTTCATATTGTCTTCCATTTACCTGCCTCCTTTAGCAAGCCCTTTCTTTTAAGATAAGGTAAATATACCTTTCATTATAGGGCATGTTATTTTTGCGAATTTTCTTAAATTAGATTTGCTCCTTCGGTACACGAATATAAGCAGAAGCAACAAAGCCTACTCCAGTACCAATCATCACAAGACCAATAATCAATCTGTTCTGAGCAGATGATAAAATTTCTTTACAAGTGTTGATTTTTTCGCTCATAAACTTCTTGACACCCCTCCCAGCCTTCTGTAAAATATCAAACATTCTTGATACCTCCTATTTTTAATATTAACACAAGCTTGGCGGTATTGCTATAAGATTGTTACCACTTCACAAATCTTGTTTCGTTAAAATCCTTCTTCTCCTTTAATGCTTTACTGATTGCTAAATCGATTCCGCTACGAGATTTCAAGTGATAGTAATACAAATCTTTGAATGGTGTATTCAACCTGTCTATTCGCCCCGCAGATTGCTGCATGATTTTGTAGGAATAATTCTGCGAATAGAATATAATCGTATCAGTTTTAATACAATTCCATCCTTCAGCTCCTGCGTTATATTGGACAAGATACACCCAGCTTTCTGATTTTGGAATAGGTTGATGTTTATGGCCATTCCATTCCGCGATTTCAAAATACATAGTATCTGCATGTGGAATAAACAATTCTTTTAAAAGCTCCAACTCATAATCAAAATTGTAAAATATAATGGCTCTTGGATGCTTTTCTACAATTTCCAGCAGTGCAAGTTGTCTTGATTCGTCTGTATTCACAATTTTTCGCCATATATAACAAAGACCGGCTGCGTTTGTAATCGGTTCATTCTTGTACGGGTCCCATCTGGTTCTTCCCACATCTTTATATTGCTCGATACTATACCGCACAAACACATCTTCGTGATGTGAAACTGTTTGTCGCTTGAAATCCATATTCACCAAAATTCGATTTCTTAGACGGATCAATCGTCCAGTGTTTAGATATTGGTCAATCTTTGGAAATTTGCTAAATCTGCTATATACCACATGCTCCCGGATGAACTCTGTTCGGTTTTTGTAGAATCCGTTCGCAACAAACACTGGAATATAATCCTGCCATGTATCCCCCGGAGTTGCCGATAGCAGAATCCATTGGTTAGATTTTGCTATCTTTAGGAATGCTTTTACCCATGCTCCTGCCCCAATTACTCTTTGCTCGTCAAATATAAAGAAAGCATTTTTCACATCTGCATACTTTCCAATATTATTCCAAGAATCCACTTTAATTAAATTGGAGTATAAATTGACATCTTTATGAATGGAGAGAAGGAAGGGTGAAAGATCCCCCTCCCATTCCATCGTATCTCTCTTTCTTGCTGTTGTAATGATATATAAATCTTTTGGAGGATCTTCCATTGGAATATATTCCTCCGTTCCTGTCAAACAGCTCGGTTCTCCACCGTTTTGAAGATAGTAATAAGCTAAAGCAGTTCTGGATTTTCCACTTCCAACACCCCCGCAAAGTATGCATCCATTCTGCATTTTTTCTACTGCTGCTATCTGATAATCATATAGTTTAACAGCCATCTGGATTCTCCCCACAAGATACAAATCCGTTTTCAACTTCTGCTCGATACTCCAGAATCCCATACTCCTCCAAATTCGCTTTAGGTCCACCTATCAGCAATATAGATGCTATCTGCTCGTCAGTTTGGTTCTTCTCCTCACGATAATAAGACCATAACACTTCTTGAACGTCTTTCGTAACGCAAATTTTTCGGCAATCAAATTTGCTTTTATCTGTTATTCTTGCCGATATTTTTCGTGCTACATTTTCATAAAAAGTAGCCAAATCGCAATAACAGTCCTCTTTCTTCAACGATACTGTTTTAATCATATTTGTCATCCTTTCATAAGCTGTGAAACACTCTTCTCATAGTCCACACATCCGAAAAATACATCATCGTGAACCAGTAATTTTCTCCATTATCATCCGTAGACATCGGTTGTGTAAATACATCACCCACCTTGATATATGCAGCCACTCCAAGAAGAGAAAGCTGAATGTAACACATCAAAGCGACAATTTCGTCAATATCCTGTGCCACAACCAATACATGATTCTGAAAATTCAGATTAACTTTTTCTAATTGTTTTCTTGCTTCGTTGATTGCTGCAATTAAAGTAGCTCCTGCCCCACAACAAAAATCGTTAATAGTTATATATCCTTTCTCTTTCACAACAGCAGCAACATCCTCTTCGGTTACTTTTGCCATCAATTCACACACATGATATGGAGTAAAAAATTGACTGTTGGATTTGTCACCCAAGTTCAATTCCATAAAAATACTGCCTAGAAAGTCCTGCTCTGGGTTTTCTTCCAAAGCCATAACTACATAGGCAGCCAATTCCGGGAACTGCTCTTGCTCCCGCTTATTGTATTTTTTAATAATTTTCAAATATCGTTTTTCCCGTTCTTCATAGTGGAATTTATCCACTGGATTCGATAAAGAACAGGCAAACATTATGATGAAATCCCGCCATACATCCCATGATCGGTGCCGGTAAGTCAACTGATTAAATGTTTTTAGAAATTGCTTTTTAACATCTTCATTTTTAGGAACTTTATTAGGCTTTGGGTTATCTGTTTTCTTAGGTTGTGGCAGAATATTTAGTTCTTGTTTTACGCTACCTACTTTGGGTTTAGAAATAGAAGCGGTTGTTTTCGGTTTCGCTGTGGTTCGCCTCTTTTTCGGATTCCAAAATACCATAGTTTTTCTCCTTTCACGAAAATAGAGGGCTGTTTCCTTTTACCTTAGGACATTTACCCTGCTTAGTGATAGCAAGCACCCTATTTTTATATTTTAGAAGAATTAAACTTCTTCCGGTCCCTCTTCCTCCGCATATTTCTCTGCGAACTCGTCCTCTTCGATAGTAACATACATCGTCTTCAGATAAGCTTTGATACCAGTCTTTCCATTCACTTCCCATGAATAAGGTCGAATCGTCAAGTCTACATTCCGAATCTCCGCATAGTCCAAAGTGGAAATGGATTCATCATCCAACGGTGTTTTTGTTTTTCTAGTAATCATATATACCTTAGGCGGGATATTCTCAAAGCTGACTGCCACCTGGATATAATGTCTCGGCTCTTCGTCCTCGTCTCTCGGAGCCAGCAGTCTTACATTCCATCCATCATTGGAAAGTTTCTCTGCCTGCTCCGAATCTTCGATGATGACACAGAAGTTCCGGTTTCCCGCGCGATTATACTTTGATTCTTCTCCTCTGAAATTACGAAAGATAATACGAGCGTTTTCGATAATGATATTTGGTACATTTTTAAAAGCCATGATATATTTCTCCTTTTCTTTTAATTAAATGGTATTTCTTCATCTGCGTCTTCTGGAATGTTCATAAAATCCTCAAGTTTTGGCTTTGCAATGTAAGGATCTTCCGAAACAAACCATTCAAAATCGCCATATTTAGATATGGTCTTTACAGCATCATCGACAAGTTTGTCATAATAAGAACGGTCGATAGAATCTTCTTTAGATAATTCTCTAACCATCTCTGATTCCAGCCATCGATACCCTTTTGAGCCTGTAGCAGCATAATACTTTCCGTCTTTTTCTCTCATCAATAAACCGCCGCCAGCTCCTGGTTTAATCGGGCAGAATTGACCAACTCGTCCAATGAAAATATAATTGTGCCCTTCTTCGATACGTTCGAGCAGTTCCCCACAAAGATTCTCAAGAGTTGTATCTGAGAGTAGCCCTTTCTTGTATTGATCTTCCAATTTTGCAAATTCCTTTTCGGAAGAAGATACATCGGGAAGCCCCTCATTCATATCCAAATATAATGCACTGCTTACTGATTTTGTTTCACACATATCTTCAAAGACAATCTCTTCTTTACTAAAAAGTTTCTTAAAGACATATGGAATCTGGAATTGTGTACCGGTTGCGGTCCATTTTCCGTCTTTATACTTGGCGATATAAACAGCATCGTTTACCAAGCACATTCTGTCATATGTAGCCTCATGTTCAAAGGTGTAGCCATACCGTTTTCCATAATCCATAACAAACTGGATAATCTCAGGAGTTGCGTCCGGAATCTTAATAGAATCGGTCTTAATATGGGCAACAGTAAAGCCCCGTTCCTGTACCTCGTGTTTGAGGTTAATCATGAACAGAGCTCCTCGTTTGGCTACAATATTATCTTTGTTTCTAGGATCACGGAATGGATTATCGAAATTTGCAGAAGTAAGACCGTAAACAGAATTGATTGCAGTCTTCAAAGCGTTCGCCAAATCCTTTGCCGTCATTTCTCCATCAATTACTTTCTGAATATACGGTGTCAGCTTTCCATCCAGCATATGGTTGACCTCATTCCATGCCTCATGTTTAATGCTGACTCGTCCTTCTACAATATCACGGAATGATTTGGTGAATTTAACCCCGAACAATACCTCCGCAATTGCACTATGCGGATGCATCGAAGAAATATCTAACAGAGCTACATTCCCATACATCCCAGGTTCCGCATAAACATAACCGCCCTCTCCAACTTCTTCTCCCAGATAAGTAGACTTTCCGTTTTCGTACTTGTATCCTGGAAAATATGGTAAAAGACTTCCTTCCTCCCCATGCGTTTGGGACATCATTTCTGGACATGCTTCCGCTAAGAACGAATAAGTTTCCTCATCAAGATCATGTACCGGTTCTGCTAAGTTACGATAATGAAACTGGTCTTGCGGTTTTCGCTCATTCCCAAATATAATTTTCTGAGTAAGCGTATTAGTGGTATCATTGACGGTCATTCCAGCTAAATCCGCCAGAATCTGCCTAGCCGTCCAATCCGCTTTCAAATAATGAAACGCTGCTTCCGTAGCAATCACATCGTTATCACAATACTCAGCAACCTTTGTCCACATGTCTTCCGGTACTGGTTGATCCCATGGAAGTCCCAGCTCTTGATGATGGATTCCCATTTCAATTTCCAACTTTTTCAAGCTTTTTTTGTTTCCAGCAGATGCAAAATCATATACATCCGTATAAGAAACATTGTAGGCTTCTCCAAAGAAACAGTTTGGGCTTCCACTGATAATCTTTTGCGAAAGATTGTATAATTGCTCATTTGTATAACCCATAAGTCTTGCATAGAGAATATGATTGTCATATCTCCTACAGTTAAATCCAACCAATCGAAATCGTATCAATTCTTCAATCTCTGTTGGTGTTGGATTGATCATTCGTACAACTGGCTTCCCTTCTCCCTCCATCTTCCAATTTACAAGGAATAAATTGGGAAATACTTCAATATCATAGAATACCAGTTTTGCCTCTTCGTTTTTCCCCGCTGTGGAAGGGTCCGCCGATTTAAACTGCATCTTGTTTACCAATTTAATACAATAATCGGCTTGATGTGTACTGTTTGCAGCAAATGCCAATACCGCATTACGCATATCCGTTACATCGTAACTTAAATCACTGGAGTAAGCATCTTCCAGTATTTTGTAGATAAAATCGATACTAGGCTTAGTACCTGGATGAATTTCTTTATTCAAATTTCGTTTAATCAGTGTTCTAAGCCCTTTCTCGCTTTTTATCGCTTCAAAATTTACCATTTTATTTTCTCCTTTCATCGGTAAACCAGAGCTAATAGTTGCGATAGGCAAGTCATTACACTTCGTAAGTTTTCTCCGTAATGAGCTTTTGCCTGTGAACACTTTTACTTCAATATGGTCGTCATAAACACGACTTAATTTGTTCACATCTCCCGTATAGATATAATGAAGGTGAACTCCCTTTCCGCTTTTGCTTAACTCTGCATATGTTGCCGGCCACTTACTTGCTTCTTCTACATTCCGCTCAAACGATTTATTTCCGTCTTCATCCGGAATATCAAAATCAATCACAATGTGATTCTCTGGGACTTTAACATAATGGATTTGAGAAGTATTCAAGTCTGATAGTTTGGTTTTTACATTATCCCACTTCATTGACGGAGTTTCTTTTTCCGTTGCATACTGAGCCGGACAATCAGAACACTCCCTATCAAATACAGACTCTATGTCGTCAAAGTGTAACAACGAATGCTTTTCTTCCTGTTTCTCTACAATAGTTTCCTCTTCAAACTTTTCTGTCCGAAATCCAATGTAATAACTTCTTACCCTTGAGCCATCTTCCATATTGAATCGTTCTTTGTAGTCTCGAAAATAGTTTTTCAGTTCTTCCTTAAAAACTCTCTGTGAAAATGGATATCCGACTTTTGCTTCGTCACAATAAGTTTTATACATTTCCCAAGCAGCTTTCAAAGTTGTACCGTTTTCTCTCTTAAAGACATGGTACGAATCGACAATGAAATTATAAAAATCGTTCGAAGCTCCTAACATCGCGATAGGAATATAATCATCATACATTCCAGGATTCTTCAAATAGATTTCTTGGCAGTGATATGCAATTGCTCCAAGCTCAAATTCAATCTGTTTCATAATTGTCTTGTATTCTTTGGGTCCTAATTTATTTCCGGAAGGAGATACATCCACTAATCGTCGTATTAGACCTGATTTTGCGTCCGTTATCTTTACCGGTTTATTTGTACCCATGAATAAAAAGCATTTAAAACGGTTTGAATAAGTAGATTTGAATTTCTCATTTACCGTCATCAGCTCGTGTGACACCAGACTATTCAATCTAGTATTATCTTCAATCCTTGACAAATCCCCATCATGTTGAATAGCCACAAGAGGGTTGTTCTTGAATGCTTCCAATGCAAAAGAATTGCTAGATGAACCCAGAGCTTTGGCATCAAAAACGGAATAGTATCCCTCAAAAAGCTGCTGAATAATATTGAGAACCGTAGATTTACCTGTTCCGGCAGCTCCATACAAAACCATAAATTTTTGCAATTTCTTTGATTCTCCGCACACAATGGAACCGATAGCCCATTCAATTTTCTGCCTCTCTGTCTCGGAGTACAAAGTAGACATCAACTTGTTATAAGCAGACAAATCGCCAGCTTCAAGCGGATATTTCAACTTTTTACTGGCGTAATCTTTTTTGTCGGTCTTGGTGTTGGAGAATATCAATTTATCGTCCAGTGTGTGAAAAGAATCCCGCATCTGTTTCTGACAATATTTGTGCCAGGAATCAATCATTCCGGATTCAGCATCCCACATGTGAAGGACTTTAATATCAGAGTCAAAGCGTTGGCGGCTTTCTTCTGCGTATCTATCCAGCTCACGGTCAATCAACTGCAAAGCATCTTGTTCGTCCGTAGACCATAAACCTCGTTCTTCAATCCAGATAGCGTAGAAGTCACCACCTCGAATCATCAGATCGGAGCTTTTTTTAATAATGAACTTTGGATAGATTTCAATTGCACCACGCTTTGTACTACGTGTGGAAATCATCAAAAAGTCGATCATCTCATTTTTTACTCTCCTTTGTCACGCTTTAATTCTTCGATTTCGCTTTCAAGCTTTTTAATTTTTGCTGCCTGTTCCTGTCTTTCAATCTCACCAATAAAAAAATTCATCGTAACTAGAACAGAAAAAACCGCAACACAGTTGTTGAATTTTTGCTGTTTTCTGATAGCTCTTGAGATAACATCTAACCTTCTGTCCGAATTATGTAAACTCCTAAAAATATAATTCATAATCTCACACATTTTACTTTTTTCCTCCCTTCATTCCATTCAAAAAACTGGTAATCGTTTCTAATTTCCATTCTTTTTGACTGTGGTAAGTGAATATAAATTCCTGACCATTTTTCTGGCGTATCCGAATACTATTTCTTCCATTTGGAAAGAATACGTCTATTCGTTCACCCGCATAATCTGGAAAATAATATTCAAACCATTTCATTACTTCACTATGGCTCATAGCGTTCCTCCTAAACATTTTCGTCTAAGTACCAGCACATCTGATACCAGATTTCAACAGTTCTCAAATCGTATCTACTATGGTTTACAGTAAACAGTCCTCCTGAACCATTTCGACTATATTTTCGTTCCAGAAATCTTTGCACAATTTCTTCAATATAGGCTCTGTCAAATTTAGAATCGTTCATAGATCCTAATCCAAGATTTACAATCATATTCCAAAACCACTGTCCAGTTCGGTTTCCCACATCAGGATCGTCCATGATATGCTCTTCACACCGAATAGCAAGTGCAATCATCATTTCCAGAACGCTGCACGTCTTATTGTCTAAATAAGCGGAAATCATGGAGCTACTGCATCCATTCTCATATCCAAACCGATACCTCAAATCAATACCATCTTCCGCCCGATTTCCATCCATCGGAATACTGTAAGTAAACTCAATTTTATGCAGAACCTTCAAAAGTCTTCGATACGATAATTTCTTCGAATATCTGCCATCAAACACAAGCTGACACATCCAATTAAAATATGCATCATTAAGCTCGTTCTTCGTCATCATTCCTCCACTCGATGTGGCATCGTCTTTGTAACATCAGAATAGTTCCTCTGGTCAAGCAGAATTTCGTAATCACACTTTAACCGATCGTTTCGGACAAATACGGAATCGTCCTCATACTCCCCAAAGTGTGTCAAAGATTCCTCTCCAACAATTTCTTCCACATCGTCTACCTCTTCGTTGTTTTCATCCGTCAAGACTTGATCCGCATAATAGGTAAGACTTATTTTTTCATATTCCTCAAATTCACCAAATTCCTCTGGCGAAATAACATACGGCTTTTCCACGAACGGATCTCCTTTCTTTTCCTCCACACTGCGAGAATAATTTGTATAGCCTTCTTTCTGAATGATTGATTTATATTTTTTTAAATCTTCATTTTCTTGAGCTTCATTTTTCTTCAGACCGTCTTGTAAGCCTTCTAACAAACTCTTCCCTGCTTTTTCTACATTTTCTCTTGCGGCATAAGCCGCTTTTACAGAATCAATCTCTTCTTGGGCAATTTGCTCGTATTTTCGCTTGAGTAGTTGCCATGTACATACAGAGCCTATCCCTGCTCCAGCAATAAAAGCAAGAAGAACCCACCTTTTACTGTTCATACTCATCCTCCTCGTTTTTGATTGTCATTACGGTTATTGCTAATCCTCCAAAAAGAAAGGAAACACTCAACAAAATGCCTCCTGTAATATGTCTTTTTCTTTTGGTATCCAGAACGTAGTCCAGTACCGATATTATATTCTCCAGACCATCCATATTAGTGCCCCTTTCCTGTTGACAGAATGGCGATTCCACCAGCGAAACAAATACCAGACATAGCTGCCAATGTATAAGACACAACTGCTAAAAAATTACGCATAATAATTCTCCTTTCCTTACTCGTATCTTGAAAAATAATGATTTCCAACCTGAAACATAGGAACACCGTATGCACTATACTCACCAGCAGTAAAGAACACAACGTCATAATTTGTTCTTGATTCCAATTCTTCATAAACGAGCCCACAAATATCTTTTCGAACCTCACATCGATCAACTCGTCCATTCCACATAGATGAAAATTGATTTGGCTGATAGATAACCTCGTAAACGGTATCTGGAAAATGTTCAGAATCAACTCTGTTTAGTATAGTGTCGATTACAAGTCTTTTTCCCTCTTCACACTCGCCCTCTGCTTCAGCCATCGTAACAAGAGCAATTAACTCCACATCTTCTTTCGACATTTCTTCTATAATTTCTGTTAATTCCTCCGTTTCTTCAATAGCAATCGGAACAACTTCCTTTTCCTCCTGCCAAACCGCAATAGCTGGCTCCGTCTTTTTAACATCCGTTGCTCTGGGTGCTGAAACTTCTTCTCCATGTGAATGAAAGTCCACCATGAAAAACAATAGAATGATACAACATAAGACAGGAACAGCTATTACTTTGATTAACTTACGCATAAAATCCTCCTAAAAAACCACCCCGAAGAATTGGTCATATCAAACTCTTAGGGATGGTTGTAAAATTTTTTCTTACATCAAATCCCAAATATTTCCGTCCACATTGAAATCGAGAAGGATTGCCTGATCAAATCCATTGACATAATCAGAATAACTCAAATTGTCTGCATACAGCCCAAAGTCAATATAATTATCTCCCTTCGGGCTCTCAGGATCATAGACCCAACCTACAATCTGACCAGCTTTTGTTCTTGGAAGACCTAGCATCTCATAAACATCATTCAGAAATACTCGCTTTTTAGCCTTCAGAAGATCGTTAGCATAACGTTCCTGTGCCTTGATAAACATTAAATTGTACTCATTATTGCTTTCCCAATGAGGATTCAAAATAGAATTTCCGTCTTCATCCTGCGTGTATTTCTCAAAGAAACGTGCATATCCGCTGATATCTGCCGGACTCACAACAAAGCCATTTTTCTTAACTTTTTTTTCTTTTCCGGTTTCCTCATCTACAACAGTTTCTTCAAACTTTTTGGCTTTGAGATTATATTTCAGTTCACGATCAACCTCTTCACCGAATCTTTCAATTACTCGATTTCGATATTCTTTAAATCCTTTATCAATGGCCGCATAAGCCGCACCCAAAGCTACATTCCTCTTACGAAGAATATTATTAGATGCAAGAATACTGGTAATTGACAGTGCTCCAAGCACAACAGACGGACCGTATAACTTTGCAAACTTTACGCCCGTCTGAGCATATACAATCGTTAAATCTTTCTTTGCATCTTCGCTGGAATACTGCTCTTTCATAGATTCATCTTCTTCGCATTTATGAATTGCCTCAACATCTTCTTTAGTCTTGTCCAGAATCTCGTTGACTTTCGTTGTCGCTTTACATGCCATTACCGCACTTGTGACTACGCCGATAACCCCCGCTACAACAAGAATCTCCGGACTATGCTTCTTTAACTGAAAACTTGTTTTGCTAAACAAACCGTTCACACTCTTAACAATCTCTGCTTTTTTCATGGTTACTTATTCTCCTCTTCTATATTTTTTAAATGATCAATTAAATGCTGCGTGTACCAAAGGATTTTCTCCAAATCCTGAATGCCGTTTTTCTTCTTCCAACGGCAGGCATATTTAATGATATTTCCGGTATCAGTCGCCTCGACACCTTTTAATTCGTCGGTAAACGCTTCAATGACGTCAATGACTTCCATACCTGTCTTGGACATATAATGCTCCGGATGAGATACCATTTTATCTTCTGATTCATACATAATCTGTTTTCTCCTTTACAATGGTGTAGGTTTAGGTAATTTCAAGATATAGCCATCCCGTACACGAACTGCTCTGCATCCAGCAATATCCGTCCAACCATATTTATTTGCGGCATAGTTGTCATTGGATACATTCGCCAAATCATAGAGGTCTGCGACACTGACAACCTCGTACTGAGCAATAATTTCATTCATAGCATCCAGAACGGATTCTGCATCTCCGCGAGTTTCAAATAAGAGTTCATCATATTCATAACTTGTCCGACTTTTCGGTGCGGCATAATCTTTTTTTCCGCCATCATAATATTTCTGATAGGATACTTTGGACGCTGTAGAATTCTTTTTTGATTTCCCAGCTTCTCCGTACAAAATCATATCAATACCGTTGGTAACTATATCAGAAATTGCCTTTTTAATTGCCGGCACAAGAACATCCATCACAATATACGATTTCACATTGTTGACATCCTCAGAAATGAATACATCCGCAAACTTCTGCATTTCTGACTTCTTCTTAGGCTTCACCGTTCCGGAAATTACTTTCTCTACATGTTTTTCTGGAATAGATTCTTTTCGTTCCTCCTTTGACCTATGGGAATTTGGCTTATATTCCACCATTAAGTTATCTCCTTTCCACTCACTAGACTAATTTTTCCAGGTAATATAATCTTTGTACCTGGAAGTCGATTGTTTTTCTTTTTAAATTGATATGTAAGATTCGATCGTGCTTTCTTTTCAGAAACCGCTCGTGTAGAAGCAGTCCAACGATTGGCAACACAGTTATCGAACTCCATCACCGGTCCATCATATAAATATAAATTCATAAAAATCACCTCCGGATAAAAGAAAAAAGGGAAAGTACCTTGTTACAGATACTCTCCCTCGTGTTGAAACACAGTTTTCTCTTTAGATTTCTTCGGATTCCTCTTTCTCACTCTCGATGTTCGGTTCATCTGAATCTTCCCACTCAGCATCGATAATCTGCTGTTCCTTCTGAGCTTTGATTTTGGCAATCATCGGTTTACCCACATACTTGTAGATTACAACACCTGCAAGTACAGCTAAACCAACACCGGCCGCAACCTTAAACCCTTTACCAGAACTCGATTTAACGATTTCCTCAGTAGTTGTCTCCATAACCTCTTCATTGTTCATGATCTCATTAGTTTCCATAAATATTCTCCTTTCATTTTTTGAAAATGTGTGATTCTTCTTCCATTAAAGCCATTGTTTTTTTCGCGCGGTTATCTCAAATTACGAAAGTCGTATCTCGGTGCAATTGTGTAATCGATCACCAGACAAGGTGTTCCATCACTGGCTAATTGTGAACTGAAGGATAAGTCGATATATCCGTCATCAATATTCCAACCAAGTTCATCCCCCAGCTTAATATTATCCAAACCAATTTCATAGTAAAAATCATTCAGGGATATATACATTTCATCCCTCATCTGTCGATTCAGCTCACATTCAGCTTTCTTAATTTTCTCGATATCTCCCTTGAAATACCTCCCAGACACCGCATCATAGCAAAGTGTATTTCCTTTTTCTGTAATGATTACTTCTCGTGTAACCACCGGATTTTTCTCAACTTTGTCTTTTGCAATAGCATCCTTTACAGCTTCGTTTTTCTTCTCTCCAAACATCTCTATTACTTTTTCCTGATAGTCTTTGAGAGCCGATTCCGATAAGGTGTAGGCTGTTGCGAGTGCTGCGTTTCGACGAACGTTTACCGAACTAGCGCCGATTAAACATGCAATGGAAAGTGTCCCCGTAAGTGCTGCCGGAACATAACACATCCATGTTGTTTTTATCAAATCTACGGCCTCGAGCTGATTAACACCGATTTCCTCTTTTCTTTCTTCGATAAGAATAAGAGCCTTTGGTGTTGCACGAACCGCCATAACAGTTGTCGTAATCATGCCGGCAATACCAATGCCTGTAAGAATTTCTGGACTATGTTTTTTAATCGATGTTTTAAGCAATAAAAAGCTTTTTGATAATTCTTTTTTCATTATCTTCCTCCTCCGAGAATCGTTTTTGATAGCTCCATTACCATCTGAAACGCCTCGTCTTTCGTAAATCCGGCCTGAATATAACTATCCATCACTTTTTTCGTTTCACGAGCCGCCTGTTCCATAGCCTCTTTCTCTTCCAGATTTTTGATTTCCTGTTTGAGAAGCTTGATCTCGTTCTCTTTTTCAAAAACCTCCTCCTGTAAGGATTCTTTTGTTACCTCTTTTGAGTTTCTTCCCCCACAGTAATTTCTATAAGAAACCTTGCTTTCACGGGGCACAGGGCCCCTGGATTCCTGCTTAACCAACCAGAATTCCGGACGAACCCCACGAGAGTCCGAAGCGTGGCCGTAGTTCGCACCGCCATAGCTGCCCACAAGAGCGAAACGAGCCGAAGAAACTTCTTCTTTTGTTGCATTTCTCAGCCAGCCCCATGATGAATCATTTTTAAAATAAGCAACCCTGTTCTTTCGTTCCGTCATCAACGGAAGCTGCTCGTCAGTATCGGGTTCTAAATTGTTATTATCCCATTCGTCTTCATGCCCCACAATCTGTCCAACAGTAGGAAGCGTAAGACCATAAATCTTATCACGCAGTTCCTCCGGGAATGTCATAAGCAGAACCGTATCCATCCACTTTTTCAGTTCAGACTTTTCAAAGCCGCCTTTGTTTGTATTTTTGCTATTCATCGGACGACGAGTAATATACTCATCAAATATAAACATGATTCCTTCATCCGTAACCTTGTGAGCAGTTGCGCTAAACTCGCCAATCTCTGCTAATGGAATAATTACCTGATCTCCTACCTGAATGTTAGCTGTTTCAATTTCCTGTTTTCTTAATACCTTCATGATGTTTTTCCTTTCGAAAATATAAAATTTGTGGTTATAAAATAAGACCAAGAAGTGCCTCAGCCGTATTTTCTGCAACTTGAAATATAAGATTATTTGCCTGATTTCCCGACATATGAAGAAAAAATTCCATTTTTAAAATAAATCCTTCTATCACAAAGTCGGCTTCGGTCAATGGATGATCCATAATAGTTAAAAGAATCTCATCAACTGCCCATCTTTCATATGAGCGTTCCATAATGGCTTGTTTAGACCAATTTGACCTCGGTTCGAATAAATATTCGTTTGCATAGCTTATAATTTTTTGAATCGCTTCATCGTTCATATGCACCTACTCCAAACTAAAAAGAAAGAGCCCTTGTTAGGACTCCTCTTCGTTTTCGCTATCTCGTTTGGCAAGTGCCTCATTTACTTTCTCTTCGATTCTCTCATCCATTTTCTTTTCGTTCACCCAATCGGTAAGGATATTCACTCCAAACCCAATTACGGTAACCGCAATACCAATAGTTTTGATAATTTTTCCATTCGTCATAAAGCATTAGCCTCCTTTCATAATACGGTTTGTAATTTTTGCGAATCACTCAAATTTACTCAATGCCATCGTATCAATGATGATACATTCCAGCCCATCTTCCAAAGTCGTTTTATGATTATCAAAATCCAACCAGTAACAATCCATTTCTTCAATCATATAACATATATCCCAACCAATTACATCACCTCCGTCCACCTCATCCAGACCAAGAAAGGACAAATATTCATTCAACGGACAAACCCCTCTTACTGAAAGATTACGATTTACATGGTATTGAGCATTTAATACAGCAGCCATCGTTGTTCTAAAATATTTCTTTGAAGCAAGATCGTAGAAAAGTAACCTCTCGCTATCGGAATCCATATCCATGTTGTAAACCTGATATCCCCAGTCATATGTCGATACCATCGCGTCTTTCGCCATTTCCGCATGGATTTTATCATCCGCATCCTCCCCATAAACTGTCTTGGCTGCCTTTCGATATTGCTTATAAGATTCGTTAAGCATGGCATAGGCACTCATCAAAGATAGGATTTGGAAGTTGTTCATCCATTTCATACCAATCGCATAAAATTAACTCCAAATCACCCAGACTTAAATTTTTGACCACATTCTTAAAAATCTCCTTTCCTAAGATTGATAAAAAATAAAAGAGAACCAGTATCGGACTCGAACCGATTACCTCCACAAAAGCGTGGCGCTCTACCAATGAGCTAACTGTTTCTCCATAATAGGAATTGTAAATTTTGCGGAGTAAAAAGAAAGAGCCATTGCTGGCTCAATCCCTCTAATTCAAACCGACTTTTTTCAGAATTTTCATGAGTTCTTCTTTACTCATATCCGCGTCAATACTTACATGCACATGTGCTTTCTCATCTGAAATCGAAGCATTTAACTCGTTTAACTGGATATCTATGTCGTATCCAAGTTTTTTATGTAATACTCCTTTTGCTAATTTTGAAAGTAACATCCGTGTAAATTTTGAGCTGATTTTCATTTCGTCCATCACCCTTAAACTCCTTTCACTTTTATCAGTTTTCCATAACAGGAGTTGTGATTTTTGCGGATTAAATATCCCGTCTGTCAAAGACAGTTTCCCATCGTTCTTTCTTAATCGGTTTCATTTTTAAAGCCCACATAATCTGACGAATCGTTACGGTCGGATAAAGTCCGTTCGTAGCCATTCCAGAACGCATATCAAAGTATCCTTTAAAGCAAGGATGCAAATATAAATCATCTGTAATCCATGGGTCCACTTCTCCCCACCAGGTACTCTTCGTTTTCTCATCAAATCGCTGCTGAATAATCGCCAGTCCCTTTTCTCCGATTTGAAATAGCGTGCAGCAATGATAGACCGGATGATCGCAAAAATATACTTTCCCATACATTGATAAATAGATCTCTGGTTTTTCATAATGGTATCGCATCGTTTATTCTCCAAAAAGAAAAAGCCTATGCCGAAGCATAGACCTTCCCTCAATAATATTTTTAGTCATCAAATAGCTTACATGACGTTTTGCAATACGGATATGGTCCTCCACAGGCTCTACATCCGGCTGGAGGAATATCTCCTTGTTCCATATCGAGCATTTCTTCCGTCCACTCTACTTCTTCATCGGACTCATACTCGTAATCCTCTTCGTCCATCTTTAATCCGCACGATGGACAGATATAAATTCCGCATCCAGTCTTCGGATCTTCTGTTTGCCTCATGACGGCTCCACACCGATTGCAAATCGCATATCCGTTATTCAGGTACTCAATCAATTCAATACCTTCTGGTTTGATAATTTTGTGGCTCATAAATATTATCTCCTTAGCGTCTGTAAAAATCACGCAAAAACGAAGAGGACATGTATAAATCACGCCCTCCTCATTTTCTGACCGGTTAATTATTTCTTTGTCGGTCTAAAACGATTGAACAATCCTCTGAATGTTGTTGAGGTATATGTTCCAGTTTCCTCAAACTTAAATCCTTTCCGCATCCAGATACCATAGAACATCAACGGTATAAGCAGTTCTGCCGCAGCAATACCCACTTTGAAATATCGATCTTTCATTTGCTCGTTGAGCTGGCAGGACTTAAATTGCTCATCTTGTACATCTGCTTTGATTTGTTCATCCAATTGAGACTGTTTTATCTCATGTTCTCGGATACTTGCCTCACTTTCCAATGTACGGCGACTTCGCTTATCTTCCGCGTCTAACTCATTTTTACTTTCCTCGATTCTCAAACGGTACAGCTTCGCTAAATCCTCTATAGCCTTTGATTTCTTTTCGCTACCTGAATCCAGAGAAGATATCGCCTGAATCTCTGCCGCTATCTCCTCGTTCAACAATTCTTTGATGTTTTCACCCATTTTAGTTCTCCTTTCGTGAATTCATTAACTGTTCCATAAAAGGACTTGTTATTCGTGCGAAATATAATCTTGGATGTTGACTTTTAGGACAACATATTTTTTCTTATATATCGCATCTACCCCTTCATGAGACAGCTCCAAAAACAAATAAGGTCCGCTATCCGGATCTGATTGATCAACTCGCAGCGAACCCACGACATCGCTTCGAAACACTCGTCGTCCGAAGACAATTCCGATAATGATGCCAACAATAATACAAATAATCAGTTCCATATCTTGTCCCCACCTTTCAAAAAACCTTTTTCCAAATTTCCCACCCGGGATTTTTTCAAATATCAACATAACATGTCTTTCAGATACCTCGGTACTGCATTTTAATCTAGGATAAAAAGAAAGAGCCATTGCTGGCTCAGTCTTTAAATCTGTTATTAAATGACGTTTGTCTTTGACCGTTAATTAGTAAACAAATCAAGCGATTCCAATGTTTCATACTCCGCCGTTTCAAAAGCCTTTGCTCCATTTTTAAACGTTGATAATGCTAGATAGGTAATACCTACCATCACAATACCTCCACCTATTAAAATGTCTTTAAGACTTTCTTTTGACAAAGCATTTATAACAATGTCTTTGCTCATACCTGTTTTAGGATTTGTTATCGGTCCAAATTTTGATTTAATCATTTAAACGACCTCCTTTCACAATAGGAGATGTAATTATTGCGTATTCTCACCCTCATACACGATTTTCTTTCTCATGTCAGACCAAGCAATGTACCGCTCTTTCCGGCACATAGGGCAATGGAATTTACACACCTTTCCTCCGATATCTACCACTTCTTTACTGTCGGCTTCCAGACGACTCTGACAATTCGGACAGTTGAAACGATAGACCTTCTTGACTGCTATGTCTATAATTTTCATTTCAATCCCTCGCTTTGTTCAATAACCAGAAGAATCGTCTGTATAAGTTGTAATAAACATCCTTGCAGCATGGAATATTTAACCTAGCTTTCAAGATGTCATAAGACCATCCTTCGGTTACTCCTTTTAGAATATAGCTGGATAACTCCGCATCCGTTGCAATCGCTACCTGCTCAACAGTCTTCATACGCTCAATATAATAGGATCGAGCTTCTACACACCGAACAGTTGGATCGCTAATCTCTCCCTTTTTCGAAAAGACTTCTAAATCGGAAGGTCGGCGGCTAAGCCCATCCAAGGCTGCATATGCTTTTTTCCAGATTGGATATTGAAGACAAAAATGCTTCAGCTCATAATAACGATGACGTTCAATCCAATATGGATTTTTCTCCGATAATTCCGGACGAATTGTTGTGCCCATTTTTAATTTTTCTCTCCTTTCCACAAATATCCCGTTTCCTCCCAAAGCCGTTTCGGAGAGATGTAAAAATTGATGCGTCCGTATCTTGAATTCATCTCCTCAATGTTGGTTATCAATTTACCATTTCTAGTAGCTTTTCCAATTGGTAGCCACCCGGATATAATACCGGCACGAACCCAAGAAGCATCTTTTCCATACACTCTGGCTACCACTACCACTGGAACAGACCCCGGTGTAAATGCAATTTCTTCCATTGGCTGTTACCTCCTTTCAACGGCTATTCTAGGATAAGACTTGCGATTTGTTAAAACAACCTCAGTGGCAAAACGATACACACAAAAAAGAAAGAGCCCTTGTTAGGACTCCATTCTTTTGAAGTATAATTTTTGCAATTTTGCTCTCATCCTTGTCAATTCCATTTGGATGTTGTCTACTTGACTTGGATTCTTTGTTCTTAAAAGTATGTCCTCAAACATTCGAATCTTAGTCTGTAAGTGCCGTTCCTCTTTTGACATGATTTTTCTCCTTTCGTTTTATTCTTCACAAAAGGAGTTGTAATTCCTGCGAATTCCTCCATCGAATCATGGTCATTTCACATGGATAATCTTCATATCCATAAGTTTCACAAGTAATAAAACCTTCCAACACACCACGAATCACCTCCGCTTCGTATTGCTTATACGGAAAAATATAATCTGGTAACTCTCTATGTATTTGACCGCAAACGGGACATCGAAAACGTTCAATCTCTATCCACGAAGTTTTTCCGCCTTTCGTCCGTACTATTCTTGAAACCTTATCATACCGTTTTAATTTAGACCCACAATTCTGACAAATTGATTTATCATTACTAACCATATATTAAAACCCTTTAAAATATTGAGTGTAGGAGTTGACAATTCCTACACTAGCATATATGATTACTCATGATAAATCAACATTGCCACACACAAAACTCATTTTAATATCGTGAAGGAGGTATGAAATATGCTGCTAAAATGTCCCGAATGCGAATTACAGATAAGCGATAAAGCTACTTTCTGCCCACATTGTGGATATCCGATACAGCCAGACATCAAACCAAGAAAGCCCCGCAATAAAAATAATAAAAGAAAACGACTTCCTAACGGCTTTGGACAGATAAGTCAAATCAAAAATCGAAACCTTAGAAACCCATATCGGGCAATGGTTACTGTTGGAAAAACATCTACTGGTCGTCCTATATGTAAGCCACTAAAACCGGAATCCTATTTTCCAACTTATAACGACGCCTATGCCGCATTAGTAGAATATAATAAAAATCCATATGACTTAAAGCCGGACATTACAGTGAAAGAGCTTTACGAAAAATGGACTGCTGAGTATTTTAAAAATGCCACAGACAACTATATTAGGACTGTAAACTCGGCATGGGCTTATTGTTCTTCTATATATGATATGCGTGCGAAAGACATCAGATCTCGACATATTAAAGGGTGTATGGAGGAAGGTTTTCGAATTGAAACTCGCGGAAAAAAGAAAGGGGAAAAAGTTTATGCAACTCCAGGAACTAAATCGAGAATAAAATCACTATTCAATAACATGCTAGACTATGCTTTAGAATACGAAATTGTACCAATGAATTATGCAAGAACATTTGAGCTCTCTGGAGATGTTATCGTTGAAATAGAAAAAAACAAGAAAAAGCATTTTCCCTTTGATAATAAAGAAATGGATCTTTTATGGAAAAATGTTGATGATGTTAAATTTACAGACTGGATTATCATACAATGCTATATGGGATGGCGACCTCAAGAACTTGCTACTTTACGCTTAGATGAAGTAAATTTGGAGAAATGGTATATGCAAGCAGGAATGAAAACGGAAGCCGGAAAGCAACGGATTGTTCCTATTCATTCCAAAATCAAAGAACTTGTGAAACGCAATTATGATTTCGCCCTTTCTATAAACAGCGATTATCTTTTCAATGATAAAGGACAAACTCACTCTGGTTCCTGGTCTGTAACATACGACAAATATGCAAGTCGTTTTGAAAAGGTTGTTAAACAATTAAACTTGAATCCCGAACACAGACCTCATGATCCTCGAACAACATTTGTTACGATGGGTAAAAAAGCCGGAATGGATGAATACGCCCTCAAAGAAATGGTCGGTCATTCAATTCAAGATATAACTGAATCCACTTACACCGTACGTGATTTAGAATGGTTGCGAGAGGATATAGAAAAAATAAAATAATATGTTTTTTCAGTGTAGGAATAGGTGTGTAGAAGTAGTGTAGGAATAATGTATGAATAACATACATTTTCCTACTTTTTTCTACTTCTTACAACTTCTTAAACCCTTGATTTTACTGGATTTCTTAGAACTTGCCTTCCTTAGCTGCCTCCTCGATGGAAACAGGAAATCTTGATTTTAAGCCATTTCTTCCAGCAAAATGTAGGAATACTCAAGAAATAAACGACATTTCTACACTTTTTTATACACCGTTTCACCTTGTATTACATTATTCGCTTTATCAAGGATATTCTCCCCCTTTGAATCCTGAAGGGTATCGAGAAACGAATATCTCGAAGGGTAGTCTTTAAATGCGGTCCCTACAATTTTTGTACCGTCCGCTTTATGCGCTGTATAACCTCGCAACAATGTTTCCTCTGTGATTGTATCCTCGGTCAGATCTATGAGGGTCTTACCGCTATAAACGACTTTACTTGTAGCCATTTAAGCCTCCCTTCTACCCTATAGTTACCGTGGTACCTCCAGCGGGATTTTCACTTTCCTGATACGGAATTGCTGCAACTGTAACCTGTGATAAGTAGTTATATCCTTCTTCAGTATCTGGTAATACAGTCTGTTCTGTGGTTTTCGGTGTAACTGTCTTGGCCTGTGGTTTGGCGTCTTCTGTTCCGGACATCGTTCCCTCAACGCCAAGCAACGTAATACCCTCTCGAATATTAGCAGGAACCAATTTTTCTTTTTCTGTATCTACAATTCCAACTTTACCAGAACCATCATGATATCCCTGAGGAACTGTATATTGCTCATCCTTAGAAGAAATTGTTCCAGCCACAGCACTATTGTTTTTCATAGTACCAGTCAGTTTCTTACCTCTTACATAAGCGGTCTTTCCCTGAAGAATTTCAGCAACAGCAGCCGTCGCATCACTAGAATCTACATCGTACTTACAAGTACCGGTGATAGTCTCTCCTTTTTTATCATGAGCTGTAAATCCATCGAGAATTTTATCAGCAGTGACAGTATCGCCACTTAAATCGATCAGTGTCCGTCCACCATAAATTACTTTGTTAATAGCCATATTCGTATCATCCTCTCTTTTAAAAATAAAAAAGAACGGTTTCCCGCTCTAATTACTCATTTTTATTTGCCTGTTTGATAATCTGATTTACATAATTACTGAGACCTGCCATTAAAATCCCCTGAACAATTGCTGTAAAGACCGCCATAGCAATCTCCTGACCGTTACCTAATGGCGATGTTGCCAGAACCCAAATTCCACAAAGAACGATTCCTCCTGCCCCCAGAAGCATAGGGATATATTTATCCTTAACCACCTGTGTCTGCTTCAATGCCATTCCGCAGAAATACAGAACAATCGCTACAACAATCAGTTCCGGTTTTACATAATTCATAATCTGTTCCATGATTGATTCCTCCTACTGATTTTTTTGAGTATATGTTGATTTATGAATGGGTAGTTTGTTGACTTCCGACATAACTTTCTTCGCCGAACCATTTCCTCCCATTTTTTCATAAGGCTTATAGAGATAATCATGCAGATTTTCATATTCATCCTGCGTAATCCAACCCCGATCGATATAGGACATGCCAAGATATACGATTCTGTCATGAGCAAGCCCAATCAACATCTGTGTTCTCACATCTTTTTTCTCGCTTCTCTTCTGGATGTATGCCCAAAAACCAGAAGAAGCGACAACTGCACATACAATCGTCGCTACCATTTGAAACCATGGCTCCATATAGGTACCCTCCCATATTTATCTTGTTTTATCGACTATAATCATCTTTTTATTGACAATCTCAATCGATTTTTCAAATAAATCTTCGTAAAGACCTATTAAATTTTTTCTTTGTTCTTTGGATAGAAGTTTATAAAAACCACCCATCCAGCTTCGAAACATATTTTCTACATTTTCATACGAAATTTCCTCATTCTTCACTTTTACAGCAAGCCTTTTGAGTTTTCTACGCATCGCAGTAACTCTCTTTGGATTGATTCGTTTGATTACTTTACCGGAATCGGTCAAACTATATTTGATTTGCAGAAATTTGTATGTACTGGAAATCTTCACAATTCGAGTTTTCTTCCTATTGATATGGATTCCATATTCTTCTGCAATCTGATGAATATGATCCAGCAAATCTAACAATTCTTCTTTGCTCGGGTTCATGATATACCAGTCATCCATGTATCTTCCATAGAATTTCTGACTTCGCACATACTTGACATAATTATCGATCCGATATGGATAATAAATTCCAATAACCTGAGATAGCTGGTCGCCAATATTAACCGATTTCTCCATCCATTTTTCACCAGTCAACTTTGACTCTGGAATATTTCTATACTCCAACTTATTGAAAGTATCTGTCATACATGTGGCATATTCTTCGTCTGTCATGTAAGAAACATCGATTTTAAACCCGTCAAAAATTTGCGTTAATAACCAATCAATAAATTCATCGTCATCAAATAGCCTCAACAATTCTCGTTTGGCAATTTCATGAATGATGTTGTCATAAAACTTAGAAAAGTCTCCAAACAATATCCAACCTTCATTCCCATACAAACGATAATATTTACGAAGATGAACTTCGAATCTATCTCGCTGATGAGAGATTCCTCTTCCTTT